TGTAAACTCTTTATTAGCTTTGCGTATTTTAGTTCCTACATACTCGTTCTGATTGTAGTAGGGATAGTGGTGGGATGTAACATTGTTGTTTGAAACTGTGGATTTAACACCAAACTTCTTGGCTGTTTCTAAACTAATCTTGCGATCTGTTAGCTCATGGAACTGAGCAGAAGAGTTATAGTCGGACATTGCGCTGTTTCTCTGATACGTTTTAAAGTCCGTTACTGTATCTGGTTGGTGTACTTCCGGTGTACTGTAGTCTTTAAAATATGTGGAACAGCTAAAGCACCATGCTGATCCGTCCTCGTTTATAGATACTGCATCAGAACTCCCGCAGTCGTGGCAGGGCTGATGATATTTTACGAAAGGCATTTTTATTCCTCATGTTCTGTAGCATTCCTTACTACTTTAGCCTCTTCCGTTAGATGGGTTTTAAGATCATTTACTAGGGTAAGTGTAGCTGCTTGCATTAGTGATACAGTCATACTAGCTTCTTGAAGTTTTAAATCTGCCTCCAGTAAAGCCCTAACAAGAGCTTTACCTTCGGCAGTGAACTTCTCTGTATCATAAGAGCAACCGTCTACTGTTATGATAGAATCAGACATCTTACAACTCGTCCTCCATGTTTGAGTCAACTACATCGAACTCTGATCCGTCAGGTGAACCAACTTCTACTAAGTCAATTACCTGCATTGCTTGGAAGTCTAGTCCTTTAAAGACTTTCCCTTTCCACTCTGACTCCCACTCCTTGTACTGAACACGCACACTAGAACCGTTACCTACTCTGCTGTCCAATGGATTTTTAAACTTATCCACCAGACGGGGAGCAGGGCGTACCATACCGTTCGGGCCATTAACTTTACGTTTAATAACCAGTGCCTGTCCTTCGTCCATTTGTTTTACAGAGAATCCTCGTGAACGAAAATCTTCTGCGGTGTTGTCATCAACTACCAGATTTACTGTGTATACAGGATCGTAAGTAGTGTTGGGTGATGTTACTGAAGCCCAGTAAGCTTCGCCTTGGATTATAGCCATGCTAATTACCTTTGGTTGGGTGAATGAATTTGCACTTTACACTGTTCGACAATCGTTGTCAAGTCATTTGTTTCCGTAACTATCTGGATCAACAGGATCTTCTTCTTTAATAAAGATACCGTCTACCATCTTCCCTCGCCTATCTTTTATATCTTCATAGGCGTGATCTATACAATCCTTTAAAGACAAGTTGTGTCGGATTGCGATGTTGATCAGCACAACAATGATGTCGCCAATATCGTCAATTGGATTTTGTTTTTTACACACGCTATCTGAAAGCTCTCCAACTTCCTGTATAAGTTTTAACACTTGCTGCTTATCGTCAGACCCATGAATAAGATTTCTAGCTAAATGCCAAGAAACAATATTCTGAATTGATAGGTCAATACCTCTATTTTCTTCGTTCATATATTGCACCTCCTTTACTTTTTCAATTAGGTACTGGTAATGTAGGGGGACTGGTGTATATTATTTAATATTTTCTTCGTTCATATATTGCACCTCCTTTAACTTTAGTTACAGTTATATCAGGGTTGTCCTGCGCTTCTGTCCAAATACGGAAATCTTCTTCTGATTGTTTGGCCTCCCATTCTTTCTGGCGTTGTAAATCTAATATAGTTTCGTACTCTGTTTTCTCGACTATGAATTTAATCACATCTTTTTCTGTAACACCGTAGCCATTACAGACTGTTGACAATTGCTGTCCTTCTAAAACTGCTATAGCCGCTTTAGTTACTGCCATAACTTTGGGACTAGCGTAGCCTGATAAGCTTTCTTCAAACATATTAGACATTGTTTATACTCCTGATAAACTAACATATACATAATGTAAGACTACAATAGAGCCTAAAAATAAAAAGGCTCTGGTAATCTTAGGTAATCTTACACCTGTTCTTTTAAAATTAAACACTCTTTTTAGTTTCTTTTTCACTCCTTTTCTCCTGTTCTTTTACTAACTTTTTAAATTCTTTATTAAAGATTTTATCAAAGTTTGAATTAAATTTATCCTTGTTCACTGGTCTGGCGGTAGATCCTTTACCGCCATGTGTTTGTCCAGTAGCCATTACTCGTCTGCTTCAAAGACTTTTCCTAGACTAAGAACTAGGAAGGGTAGCAATATAATTATCCCTTCAAAACACATATACTCTCCTGTGTTTGTTAAATTATTTTGTACCCAGATAGGTCTTGCATCTGGAAACTCTAAGTCAATACCTACTCCGTTGCGGATCTCTACGGAAAGGTTGTGTTTCCCTAGTTGTTTTGTAAACATATTAGGCCACCATTTGTAGTTGAGTTTTAGAAAATGCAGATCGTACTGTCTGCTGTCTTTGATTCTGGATAGCTGCTATGTTGTGCATAGAAGATTTCCTAGAAGTTTCTGCATGGGTAGACCAATCTGTCATAGCATTATAGACCGACCACATATTAGAACCTAGTCTGGTCTTATATACTTTAATATATTTATTCCAGATATATTCTAGACTCTTGTTTCTACGAGGCATATCCGCTAAAGCTGTATCAGGTGTCCCGCCTTCGGCAATGAGTGTCATAGCTGTGTTAGCCTTTAGTGCATGAGCAAAGAAAACAAAAGCTTGTGAGTCGGTCATGTGTCTATTAGCCCACTTTGACCACAATTCTCTTTCATTTTCAAAGACCTCTAAAGATCTTGTAATTGCTCTACCACCATGCTCAATGTTCAATGACCTAGTATGTTTAGCTTTATACACTGCTACTTCACCACCTACAAAAACTTGTAGATTTGTACAAGCTTGTTGTATAGCTGCGGCACTAATCATAAACGGCCATGTTCCATCAAAGGATGATATAGATAATAGACTTAACGCTGCACAATCACCATCTGGTGTACGATAAGTATGCTCTGGTAGTTTATATTGAACAAAGGTTCTTGCTCCATCGTGGGAAGTGCGGATTATCTCCTGCATATTTCCTAAATGAAGTCCTGATCGCTCTAAAATATTACGGGTTACATCTATCATGTGCTTTGGTGCTACAGCTTTATAGCCATGACCATGCACTCCAAGCTCTGATCCAGTATCTGTTCGATAGATAACGGACTTAGAACTAGGAAACTCAGTACCGTCATCGTCAGCAAAATAAACTAAAGGTGCAGTAGCTATATCAAAATCTGCCTGACCATAACCTCTATCACGAATAGACTCTAAAGCATTGTTGTTTGAATACATCGCTAGTACATTACTCATTTGGATTCTCCAGTTATTGAGTTAAAATTATATAAAATTAAGTTAGTTGCGTCAAGCTAAATATCACTTGACAGTTTTTTAAGTA